ATGAGTGATATTGAAAAGCGCTGTTACGTTGGTGAAGTCCGCGCCGCTGAGGTTGAGGGCGAACCAACCAAAATTATTGGCTATGCGTCTGTATTTAACAGCCGTTCAGAGCTGATTTTCGGCTCGTTCCGCGAAGTGATTAAGCCGGGAGCGTTTGACGATGTCCTCGGCGACGATGTTCGCGCCCTGTTTAACCATGACCCGAATTTTATTTTAGGACGCAGCTCGGCGGGGACGTTGTCCCTCTCTGTCGACGACAGAGGCTTGCGTTACGAAATCACAGCTCCGCAAACGCAGACAATCCGCGATCTGGTTCTCGCGCCGATGCAGCGCGGAGACATTTCACAAAGCTCTTTTGCGTTCCGTGTCGCCCGCGATGGCGAACGCTGGTATCAGGATGAAGACGGCGTCGTCGTTCGCGAAATTACTCGCTTTTCCCGCTTGCTGGACGTTTCGCCTGTCACCTATCCGGCTTATCAGGAGGCCGACAGCGCCGTCCGTTCGCTGGAGCAGTGGCGCAGCCAACAGGCAGAGCAGGATCAGCGCAGCGCTGAGGCGCGGCAAAAGCAGACGACAGAGAAAGCCGCTCGCGAGCGAGTTCTTGACCTGTTAGCGCGACCGTAACTAACCCTTTAATTAAACAACCTCGCTTCGGCGGGGTTTTTTTATATCTAAAAAAGAGTGATTGACCTTATGAAATTGCACGAAATGCAGCAAAAACGCGCCACTATCGCCGCTGAAATGCGCGCCCTGAACGAAAAAATCGGCGATGCATCTTGGACTGAGGAGCAGCGCAGCCAGTGGGACAATGCAAAACACGAATACGACAAGCTCGACGCGGCGATTAAGCGCGAGGAAGAACTCCGCGCGATGGATAATATCCTCGCAGCCGAAAACGAACCCGAACACCGCAACAACCCGGAGGGCTCCGAAGATGAACGTCGCGCCGCTGTTTTCGACAAGTTTGTCCGCCACGGCTTAGGGGAGCTGTCAACGGAAGAAAAGCGCACTCTAAAAGAGTTTCGCGCCCAGGGTATCGACGACGGTGAGGGCGGCGGTTCTAAAGGCGGTTTCACCGTGCCGAAACAGTTCCGAAACCGTGTCGTTGAGGCAATGAAAGCCTACGGCGGGATCGCGGGTGTTTGCCAGATTCTGAGCACATCGAATGGTCAGGATATCGACTGGACTTATAGTGACGGCACCGCCGATATGGGCGTGATGCTCGGAGAGAACGAGGAAGCGAGCGAAGGCGATGTCACTTTCGAGCCGATCACTATCGGTGCCAAAAAAATGACGTCGAAAATTATCCGCGTTTCTAACGAGCTGTTACTCGATAGCGGCATCGACATGAACGGCTATCTGGCCGCACGTATCGCGCAGCGCCTGGGCCGTGGCGAAGCGGCGCAAATCGTTAACGGTGACGGCACCGGTAAAAACGTTAAAGGACTGGCTAAGTGGGTGACGAAAACCACATCCGCCGCAGCCGCTGACGCGTTTACTTGGGAGGAGTTGCTCGCGCTGAAACACAGCGTCGATCCGGCCTACCGCAATTCGCCGAAATTCCGCTTTGCATTTAACGACAATACCCTGCTGAAAATCTCCTCTATGAAAGATGCGCAGGGCCGCCCGCTCTGGCTCCCGGATGTGGTTGGTATGGCACCGGCGACCGTGCTCAACGTGCCTTACGTTATCGATCAGGCGATTGCCGATATTGGCGCGGGTAAACAGTTCGTGTATTGCGGTGACTTTGACCGCTTCATCTTACGCCGTGTGGCGTACATGACCCTGATGCGACTCACTGAGCGTTACGCGGAATATGATCAGGTTGGTTTCCTGGCGTTCCATCGCTTCGACTGCGCTCTCGAAGATGCCGCAGCGGTTAAAGCGCTGGTCGGTAAAGACGAGGCAAAGTAACCGGGGTGACACTTGATCCGACCGCGCTCTCTGTCGCGGTCGGAGCGACCTCGCCAATTAAAGCAAGTGTTACCCCTGAAAACGCCACAAACAAGGTGCTTAACTGGGCGTCAGGAGACGAAGCCATCGCAACCGTTGACGCCTCCGGCGTTGTGACTGGCGTCGCTGAGGGCGGCCCGGTAGACGTTACCGCGACAGCGGCGGACGGCTCCGGCGTTTCTGCTTCCTGCGCCGTCACTGTCGCAGCGGAAAAGCGAACTAAATCTAAATAACGCCCTCCGGGGCGTTTTTTATTGAGGCCGAGCCGTGATTCTTTCCCTTTCAGAAATTAAAGCGCAGTTGCGTATTGAGGAGGATTTCACCGAGGAGGACGCACTTTTAACCCTCCTCGGCGGGGCCGCTGAGGCCCGCACCTCGAATTACCTCAACCGCAGGTTATACGCGACGGAAGTCCCCGACACTGACGAGGACGGACTCGTCGTCTCTGACGATATCCGCCAGGCAATGCTGATGCTCTGTAGTCATTTTTATGAAAACCGATCATCAACGTCTGATGTGGAAATGACAGAGATGCCGCAGTCGTTTAAATGGCTTGTCGATGCATACAGGTTTATCCCGCTATGAAAAGAAGCCCGTCACAGACAGCGACGCGCTATTCGTTTCCCGACCCCGGAGAGCTTAACCGACGCGTTCAGTTCAGAAAGCGCGTTGATTCACCGGCGGCTGATTTCGGCACGGAAAGCGAGGAGATCGACACGTTCCGGGCGTGGGCGAGAGTCCAGCAAACCGGCGCAACGACTTATCAGTCCTCTGTTCAGACCGGCGAAGCCGTGACGCACCTCATCACTATCCGCTACCGGTCGGGCATGTCGAGCGAGTGGCAAATCGTGTTACCCGGAGGTGAGGTTTTACGCGTCCGGCGAATCCGCGATCTCAATTCCGAGCGCCGGTTCCTGCTTCTGGAGTGCGAGAGCCTCGGCGACGCGGATCACTACAGCGGGGCGGTGTATGGCTGATTCTCCTCTCTTTCACGTCGATTATGACGTCCCGGAGCAGATGGAATTTAAACGCCCCGTCATGCGCCGCGCGTTCGTCAAAATCGGTCAGGTTCACATGCGGGACGCCCGTCGGCTGGTAATGAAACGGGGGACGTCGAAACCCGGCGAAAACCCCGGATACAAAACCGGCAGGCTGGCGCGCTCAATCGGCTATTACGTTCCGCGCGCCTCGAAAAACCGTTCCGGGATGATGGTGCGAATCGCACCGAACCAGAAACGGGGAGAGGGAAACCGCCGTATTGAGGGTGACTTTTACCCGGCTTTCCTGTTCTACGGCGTTCGCCGTGGCGCGAAGCGGCAGCGCTCGCACCACAAAGGCAAATCCGGCGGCTCCGGGTGGAAGGTGGCCCCACGTAATAACTACATGACCGAAGTGTTAGCGCGTCGCAAAGCCTGGACGCGCTACACACTGCAACGCGCGTTACGAAAAGCCTTGCGGCCGCCAAAGGTCAGGAGGGTAAGGGCATGAAATTATCGTTAATTATCGAGGCGTTGAGATCGCGGGCTCCGTCTTTTAAATCCCGAGTCGCGGGCGCGGCTGAGTTTCAGGCGCTGGAGTCTAATGCAAAGATGATGCTCCCCGCCGCTTACGTCATTCCGACCGGCGATACCGTCTCCCGCCAGGAGTCGCAAACCGACTACTACCAGGTTGTGAATGAGGGTTTTGCCGTGGTTGTCGTGCTTGATAACAGGCGGGATTTGCGCGGCCAAACCGCCGCGTTTGATGCCGTCGATTCAATCCGGGCGGAGATATTCGGCGCGATTCTTGGATGGGAGCCGGACGATTGCACACACCAGATCACCTATGACGGCGGGCAGGTCGTCGAAATGAACCGCGCCGCGCTTTATTACCAGTTCGATTTCACCGCTGAACGGGAAATAACCGACATAGACACGCGCCATCACCGCGATCTGGACGAGCTTGTCCCGCTCGAAACGGTGGCTGTCGATGTGGACTTTATCGACCCCGGCAACGGGCCGGACGGCGACATCGAGCATCACGACGAAATCCACTTCACGGAGTAACTCTCATGTTTGTCATTCCAGTTAAAGGGCGGAAAGTCCCCGATCCGCTCCGGGGCGACGTTTTGCCCGAAAAGGGGAGAAATGTCGAAAAAAACTCCTACTGGCTCCGCCGTCTCCGGGACGGTGACGTAAAAGAAACCTCTCAAAAAAGGCGATTAAATGTCTGTTAGTTTTGATTCCATCCCCTCAAATATCCGCGTTCCGCTGTTTTATGCGGAAATGGATAACAGTAAGGCCAACACCGCGCAGACCTCCGCGCCCGCGCTTCTGATTGGGCAGGCGCTTGAAGATGCAGCCATCGAGCGTAATAAGCTGGTTCTGATGCCGACCGCCGATCAGGCGCGCAAGTTATGCGGACAGGGATCACCGCTGGCGCGCATGGTGGACGCCTATCGCAAAACCGATCCGTTTGGCGAGCTGTATGTTATCGCCGTTTCTGACCCGAAAGGGGCTCCGGCGGTTGGTGAGGTGACGTTCTCCGGCAGCGCTAACGCGTCGGGCGCGGTCTCGCTGTATATCGGAGCCAAACGTATCGCGGGCGCGGTAACGTCCGGCGATTCAGCGCTGGATGCGGCGCAATCCCTGGCCGATGCCATCAATGCCGATCCCGATCTGCCTGTTCTGGCGTCCGCGACTGCTGTTACCAGTGACGTAAAAATCACCGGGCTGACGGTCGCCCCGACGCTGACCATCAAAACCGGCGAAAGCGCAGGCATCGACGTGACCATCGTTCCCGACAATGCCACCAATAAAACCCTCTCCTGGGAATCCGACGACACCGCGATCGCCACGGTTGACGATGACGGCACCATTACCGGTGTTGCCGAAGGTGCCGCCAACGTTACCGCGACGACGACCGACGGTTCGGGGCTTTCTGGCGTGTGCGAAGTTACTGTCGAGAAAAACGAAACACGGTTGACACTTACGAATAGATCCATTTCCCGCCTGTACTCTTAA